CCAACCCGCACCTCTAGAGACTCCTCCTCCGAGAAAAGAATCGGACGGCAGGCCCGGATAGCCAGCTCACGGACGTTCGCGGGAACAGAAACCGCGTGCGAGAGCATAACCGAAAGCGCCACCTCCATCACTTCTATCGGAAGACAGTCCGTCGCCGACTTGTAGTCGCCAGACACCAACTTTCCACCCCCGGCAACAAAACCCGCCTCTCGAAGGACCTCCTCAGTAGGAGGGCCCCTCAAGAGCCAGCTTCTCTTCGACAAAGCGCCGTAAATAGTCTTATGGAGCGGTTTAAGGTAAATCGACTCCGCCGGAAACTTTGAGAGAGCACGCGGTTTTCCCGCCGACTGCACGACAAGTAACTCGCCCGCGTAGTAGGGACAGAGCCGACCTCGCCCGTGAAGAACACGTTCGAGGAAGGCATCCTGCCCAATCCCTATCGCGGCAAGCGAGCCGCCCGCCGCACGACCCCCCTCACAACAAGAGCTGAGGGGGGGCGAAGTCGACAAGACGTACCCTTCATAGGCCGTATCCCATCCCTTCGGGAAGAGACGAGCGACCTCTGACTTAACGAATGAAAGGTACCCGGACGGGAGGGAGCGAGGCTCCCCCCCAAGAGTTTGAACGAGCTTGCTCAGCATGCCCGACTCCATACAACGGCAGGAGTCGGGTAGCAATTTCTTTATGGACTGGAACCCCATTTGCAGGGCCTCCACCTCAGAAACGCTAGACGAAAGAAATTGCTTCACAAGCGAAGCCAAACCCGGACAATCGACGTCACCCGGTTCGAAAACCGGAGCGGTGAGTCCAGAAATAGCTTCCCAGGAGGCGATCGCGCGTCTCACGACGTCGATCGTTCGCTGCTGGAAGGCGCGGCAAGCCTTTTTGGCCCCGCGATTAACTTTCCCTCTGTGATGACTATCGGCGCGCGTTTTCTTACGATTACGTGTAGTTGTAGCCATACTTTAAGACAGGGGGGGGCTGCTCTCTTCGACTTTGTTTCTCTAGAGGTATCAGTCGAGCAATCGACTCTCTAGCCACCGCCGAAGTGATGGACCGTTTTCAGCGGTGCTGCCAAAGAAGTTAACCAGATTGGACTGGCAGGTCTTTTGAAGAGTAGACCTTAAAGAATCTCTCGGTCGCCCAGGCTGTCACCACACGAAGTGGGACAAGAAGCCGGACCGATGGCCCCGCGGAAGCGGGCCGCAGCGGGCTAACTGCTGCGGTACTACCTAGACGCCCAAGGGCGTTT